CCCACACGAAATGCCTGGTTCGCTTTCAAGAGGGTGACGGGCTGTGGATAACCTCTCAAACTCGGCTCCTGAACTCCTGAGATTAAGATACAAGGGGCTAGGGGAGAGGGGGCTTTTAAACGTTCCATGATTATTTACCGCCCTTGGTTTTAATCGCCGTGGTGCGCTGCTTGCCGTAAGCTAAAACAATCCAGTCCGGCAGCCAGACATCGCCAAAAATCACATATTGTTCTTTGCCGTCTTCGGTTTGCGGAAAATCGCCGTCGCCCAATAGCGCCGGTGGTAAGGGTTTGGGCGGTTTCGGCGCGGTGACGTAAGCGACGATGGCGGCAACAATAAAAATAACGGCGGCAATGATGTATTCCATTGACCCTCTCCCCTAACCCCTAAAATACCGGCTCGCCGTCAAAAGGCGATTTACCGGGCATATGCGGGCATGCGCCGCAGTTATCCAGATTGTTAAATTTTTCATGGCAGGTTTTGATTAAACCGTTGCATCCGGCCAGTGCAAAACAAGGTTGCCCAAAGGTTAAGGGCGCGGAGTTAATTAGCGTTAATTGATTGCCTTTATGCTGCGCAATGCCACGGGTAAAGACCAGCCCCTCTGCCGTTTGCCAGCGGATATAGCCGCCTTTAAACCAGCCGTCGCTAAAACCCGATAAACCACTTTGCGCGACCAATTCGCGCCCCGTGTTCGATTGCACGGTAAAGGGCGCTTGGTAATCTTCTGGCCTTACTTTGCAATTTTTGTCATAGAGCGTATGCGGGCATTCTCTGCTCCAACTTAAACTTAAGCCGGTCATCGGCCTTGTGCCTAATGGGCGGCAATAAAGTTCAAGGCTGGCGGCGTTTTTCTGGTTAATCTCCATTAACTCGCCGTGCCAGATGACCCGTGCTTCATCATCGTTTGCGTGCTTATCCCAAAGCGTGACGGTAATAGTCGGGCGACCGGCTAAAAATAATTTGGCCGGTTCAAAATCAAAGGGTACGGATATTTTTAAGCGGTCGGCGCTGGCCTCGCCTTTTTGCCTTATCCCGTCATCTTTGATTTGCGCCGGTTTGTAGGCGATATGGTTATGGGTAATTTCGCGCTCAAACGAAGTATAACCCAGCACTAAATGACCAATCACAAAGCGGTACAGGCGCTGCGGTTTGCCGTTAAACAGCGACCATTCCAGAATATTAAAGGCCATCGCGCACCTCTTTAAACACGGTTTTGCACTGCATCACTGCATCGGTTAAATGGTTTAGGCGGATAACGTCGCTGTCTTGCCTTACCAGGTTTAACCAGCTAATGCGTTTAACTTGTGACGGACTAAAGCCAATGCCCAGTAACGCGGATAAGGCGAGACGCTCGGTGCTTTCGTTAATGAGGGTCGCGCTTTGCACGTCGCGGTAAAGGATTGCGCCGTTATCTAATTCAATGCGAATACTGCGCGGCTTAAAAAAGCGCGAATAATCGATAGGTTCAATATCCAACTGAAAGGCGCTTGCCCCAACCGGCGCTTTTAGCGTCATATCATCGGCAAAGGTCGGCAGCCAAAGCGGTTTTTGCTTGCCGTTTAATGCGTAAAGAATGGCAAGTAACGCGCGTCTTTCTTCACGGTCTGCCGTTAAAAACGCATGGGCTGTGACAAAAAAAGCGCGTCTGCCGTGGTCAATTAAAAGCGGGTGCGCGGTTTGGTTATCCAGTAATTTAGTAATGCGCTCAAAAGCGAGCGTTAAATCTTCGCTTTCTTCCGGCGGTATTTCCAAAACCGGCAGATTGCGGTAAGTGGGTAGTGCGTGATTAGCCTTAAAGTCTGCCGCTTCGTTTTGCAAAAAGTCCGCTTCGACCTGCCAGAGCGTATCGGTTTTGCGTTTAATCGCGGGCGGTTTGGATAAAAACGCGCGGCGCAGCGGCAATAGTGGCGTGCCAGCAGGCCAAGGATTAACGGTGGGACGTTTTAATAAAAGGCCGGTTGCATTGACTTGTTTAATCTCGACCACTTCAAAATCGGTAGCCGATGGGCGCAACAGGGCTAAATCGGTAAAGCCGTGCGGCTGACAGGGGATTAAATCGCTGGCAGTGGGCAAATCGACGCTTAAATAAAGCGCCTCCGTCCAAGTGGGCAACGCCCAAGTGCGAGCGCCCCATTCGGAAAGTACCACTTCAAAACGTCTGCGTTCGTCACCTGCCAATAAAAAATCGGCGCTAACGCGGCGGCGCGGGGTTTCGCGCAAGGCGCGGCGTTGTTCATGGCCTTGTTCGCTGCTTAATAGTTCCGTTTGCCATTCGAGGCTTTCACTAATACCGCGCTGCCAATTGGGCGCAAAGGCAAAAGCAATAATGCGCTGGCCGGTTAGGGTTAAGGCTAAAGGGACTTCGCCGGTGACTTGAAAAGTAAATGCGCCGTCAATCACGGGCGGACCACTAATACCGGCCTCTAATTGCCAGATAACCTCGCCTAACGCAGCAATCGGATAAGGTGCGGCTTGGCCGGTTAATGCGATACCCTCCACATTCACGCCGTTAATGCTGGCTAAGGTGCGCGGGGTGAAGTAAGCATTCCAGAGTGAAACGGGGAATTGCTGCGCGGAAACCAAATTGCCTAATTCGAGTGTTGACGGACTAAGCCAGAGCCGGTTATAGAAGTTAAGCGCCAAAGAGCCGGTTAATAAGCCTTTATGTTGTTGCGGAATATGGCTAACCGGTGCGCCAATAGTTTTAACGCCGCCTGCTTGGGCTGAACTCGATTTAAAGCCTAAATCCCGATTAGCCAGCGCCCGCGCCGTATCCAGATTAATGCTTTGATTGCCTTTAAATGCCAGTAATGCAGGCGATAAATGCAATCCGGCAAAGACGGCCATTTACGCAACCACTTTGTAGGCATAACCGACCATGCCCGAACCTCGGTCATCGGAAGCGGTGCGCTCAATCGGTGGAAACACCCGCCATGTTTCACTACCCACAATCACGGTATCGCCTGGGCTTAAATAATCCATGCGGCAGACGCGAAAATCCGGTACTTCGCCAATCATCCGCGTTCTATTTTCTGCGCCGACCGTGTAAATGGTGCAGGGGATTAACAACGTGCCGCCGGTTAAATGGTTGGCGGAGGTTTCGACTAATAAGGATGAAGGGTGGTTGCGGGCATAACCACGACCTAAACCGATAGCTCTTCGAGAAATACTGCTTGAAGAATGCTCGGTAAAAAACAGCCAATCCGGCGAAGGTGCACCGTCTTGAGCGTCTACACGCACGCGCGAGGCCTCGTGATAGTAATGGAAGGCATGACTATCATAAGGCAGCATCAAATAACTGTCGCCAATCCCATTATAAGAGGGATGTTTATAAGTGCCGCACACATACTGCCCGCCGTCATACACTGCGCCGCGTTTATCCAGCGAACCGATATGCAGATGACGAAACTGGCCGCTGGCAATTTCAACGGCACAATGTAAATAATCAATAGTAGCGAACAGGTGGTAGGCAATATAAGGCCCGGTTTCCATACGGCAAGCGCTGGCGTATTTTGTGCTGCTGGTGACAGCGGCATGGGCTATTGAGTTGCCCGGCTGATTATCCCAGGCTGCGGCGTTATTAAAGCCAGTATTGCCGCACAGACGCATATAGCTACTGCTAATGACTTTGATTGACCAAAACCCATCGGCATTATGACAGCACCATTCATCGGCTGTGCTTCGGTCGGTTATCCAGCCTATGCTTGTCGCGTGGCTTTTTATCTTTAATAGTAAATCGGCGGGGTTATTGGCCGTGCCGGTGAAATAAGCCATTTAAAGTAACCTCATCATTGATTTTCCCTCTCCCCTAACCCCTCTCCCGCAAGCGGGCGAGGGGAACTAGTCCGCCCTTATTGCAAATAACCACGGATTGCCGCTTCGGTGCGCGGTTTGGAAAACGATGTAATCCGCACCCTCAAAAGTGATTACATCCTCTGCGCCAGAGTTTTGTGCTGGCACATAATAAGCGCCGTCCATCTCGCCCCATTGGGCTTTGCCTTGGTTATTAAAGGTGCAAAAAGTTAAGGGCAAGAAAGGGAACGTGCCGAAACTGTCACGCAGTCTTAAAATGCTGTTATAGTTATCCGTTTTATACGGGTTAGCGCCCAGCGGCCAAAGGACGCGGTATTGAATGTCCGGCCTTGATGAACCGCTGCCGTAATTATTGGAGCAAAAATCCGTCCATACGCCATCGGCGCTTCTGATAAAGCAGTTGTAATGATACGGGCTGCTAATGCCTCGGTGATAATCCGAATTATCCGACCAGCGTACGAGTGAAGCACCGTTATAACTACCGCTAACCATTAACGGATAAGGATAATGCGAAGGCGCACAGGGCGGCAGGATAAAGCCCGCGCCGCCGCTTTCATATTGGGTGGAGACTTTGGCGACTATCCAGACACGGCGGCCATTGGCAAAGAACCAATAGGGCATCGGCGCGTTCCATAATAAAATCTGTGTGGGTGGGGATGGGTTTAAAAAGCCCGTGATAATTGAACCGTTCGTTTCGGCAATTAACACGCTATCAAAGGAAGTGCCGCCGTACAGTCTTAAGTTATACCAATCGCTGGCGGTATTGCCCCATGTGTTAAAACCGATAAAGATTTCATCCGCGCCGCCCAAGCCCGGGGCTTTAAAGGCTAACCCTCGACTTTCAAAGGTTGTTCCATTAGTAGGCACAGTCACGTCATGTAATTTAGTCCAAGCCTGCCCTGTAGCCACTAAATCAGGATGCGAAGTTAAAAAGGTTTGCAGTTTGTCGATAAAGTCCGGCAGGTTGGCCGCCGTGCCGTTTTCAAAAGCCATAGTTACACTCCAAAGATTTGTCTAAACGGCTGCGGGTTTTTACTCATCAGGTCGATAAGCACCGTTTCGCCTTCGCTGCTGGCGAGGAATGCGCCGATTTTGTCGGGGTTATCGATAAGGCCGACGGTGACTTTGTTTTCAACCGTGGTACTTTCACGCTCGGGCAGTTCGGCAGTGCCTAACGACGGCGCGGAAAAGTTCGGCGCGGGAATGCCCGCGAGGCCGCCGGTGGAATGTTTGGCGATACCTTTAATGCGTTTAAACGCCTCAAGCCCGCCTTGGTTAATGCTGGCTAAAAGTTGCTGCATGCCGGGCTGCTGGGTGACGGACGCGCGGATGACGTATTCGCCGTTGGATAGCCAGGCGGGGATGCTGTCCGACGTGCCGCTGCCAGGGCCTGTGACTAGTCCGCCGCTCGCCTTGCGCCGTGCTAGCCAGCTACCAAACATTGAGCCTGCCATCATCGCCATACCGTACAGGCCAAAGCTGCTGCCGCCCGCAGCTGCGCCGCCTGCGCTGGACGATAAGCCGCCGCCCAAACTCGAACCCTGTGCTGCGCCCGCGCCACTGGCAGCCCCGCCCGCACCGCCAAACATGCCCAGCAGGCCGCCCATGCCGTTACTCGCACCGCCTGCCGCACCCGATGCGCTCATACTGGCGCTGGCGGCGGCCAGTTGCTGCGCGGCTGCCGATACCGCCGCTGCGCCCGTTTGCAGACTGCCGCCTGCCGCTTGCATCTGGAGTGCCGATTGGCTAACGGCGGCTGCCCCTGCTTGCAGCGTTGCGCCGCCTTGGCCAAAGGCGGACATGATTTTGCTAACCAAGCTCTGCGCGATATTTTGCGCGGCCATTTTTAAAAGCGCGTCTTGTACGGACGTGGCAAGGGCGGTAATCGCGCCGCGCAAATCCAGCGTGCCTTTGGCAAGGCCGGTTAGCGCTTGCTCCAGCCCGCCGGTTAAGCCATCGGATAAGGTTTTTTGCAGCAGGGAACAGGTGCTCGCCAATTGCTGGCTTTGCGCGTTTAAGCGCTCAAGTGCTGCGCTGGCTTGTTCGCCGATTTCGCCGCCCAATGCGGCCATCTGTTCAAGCTGCGGGCGGATAAGCGCCAGTTCTTCGCGGGTTTGCCGGTGGATTTGCAGCAGGCGCTCTCTGGCCTGATATTCGTTGATTGTGCCTGCGTCGCGCTGCGTTTGATTGGCTTGTTCTGCGCTACGTTGGCGTTCTAAAACCGCGTTCATCTCGCGCTGTATCGCCTCTAGGCGGATTTTCGCCTCGCCGATGGGCAAGAGCTTATCGAGAAAGGCGATACCGGCCTGATTGCCGGCTTCGGCAAATGCGTTTTTTTGCTGCGCAATGCGGGTTCTTAGCTCGGCCAGCGCGGCTTCGGTTTCTTGGCCTTGGGCGCGGAGTAGCTGCGCCTGTAAGTCGGCATTGGTGCGGGCGTTGCGGTCATCCTGCTGCTTTTGGTGTTCGGCAGCGAGCAAAGCCTGTGCGGCGTTGGCGCGTTCTTTAAGCGTGCCGGTTAGCCCTTTTTCGGCGATTTCATAGGCTAAGACTTCCTCTTTATTTTTGCCCAGCAGCGCGGCTTGTTTTTCCAGCCCCTGTACGTAGCGCTCTAACTCGTCTTGGCGCTTTTGTTCGCCTTCATCGCCTGCGCCGCCGGTATTGAGGATGCGCGGTTTATTGCGGGCATCGGCCAGTGCTTGCTGCCGCTGGTCGTATTCGGCTTTGCGCTTTGCCCGTTCTTCTTCGCGCTGGCGTTTGCGTTTTTCGTACTCGGTTTCGGCGTTTTCGTGCTCGCCAAGGCTGGCCTCAATGCTGCCAAACCGTGCCTCGCCAATCGCCGCCTGTTCGCGCTGAAAATCCGCCCATGCCTTTTTTAGACCTTTTGTGCCGTCCTTATAAAAGCCCACAATGGCTTTAATGGCCGATTTTTCCGCCGATACGCGCCGGTCAATCAAGGCCGCCGCTTTAACGGTGATAATTTCGGTCATCGTTTTCACGTTGCGCGGCAGGTCTTTTAGCGCTTTGCTGATAAAGGCGATAGCGTCATTGCCCGCCTCGCCTAAATCGCCCAAGTCCGCTTGCAGGTCTGAAAGCGCGTCGCTGGTTTGCTCAAAGGCAATCTGCCACAGGTCAAAGGTGGACAACAGGCTTTCGGCCAGTGCGCCGCTGCCCAGCCAGTCGGCCAGTTGGGTTAATTTTTTTGCGAGTAGGTCGGTCGCCCCCGTGCCTTCGTCCAGCGTGCCGATTAAGGTACTAGCCGCTGTGCCGACGCGGGTAAAGCCGTCCGCTACGCTGGTTTTCATGCTTTCGGCGGCTTGGTTGTTGGCCTCTAAGGATTTGCGCAGCCCTTCGGTTAAATCGGTTAGCGCCAGTTTGCCGGATGCGCCCAGCTGGCGTATGTCTTGTGCCGATTTGCCGGTGCTTTCGGCAATGGCATCCACCAGTGTAGGGGTTGCCAAAAGCAGACTTTGCCAGCTTTGCGCGTCCACTTTGCCGGTTTGCAGCGATTTACTGAACGCGTTAATCGCGCTGCTGGCGCGTTCGGCGCTGGTGGCGTTGGTGACGAATAGCAGTGACAGGCTTTCGGAAACGTCCAGCGCGTCGGAGGTCGAGTAGTTCAGGCTGCGCAGCGCATCCGCCGTCTGGATATAGAGTTCCTGCGCTTCTTTGAGGCTGCGGTAGGTGTTTTTGGTCGATTGCAGCAGGCGGTCTTGCACGTACTGGTATTCTTCGGTGCTGTCCGTTGCCAGCTTAATCCGCGCCGCCATCTGCCCGTAATCATCGGCGATACGGATAATGGTTTTCACCGTGGCGAGCGTTGCCCATGCGCCGACCAAGGTTTTTACGCTGCCCGCCAAGCCGCCCATTGCGCCCTGTGCACGGCGGGCGCTGTCCGACTGGCTGTCCAGACCGTTTTTAAAGCGCTTTAACTCTTCGAGCGCGGCTTTAAGGTCGGCCTGAATGCGCAGTTGCAGTTCTAAATCGTTACTCGCCACGGGCAAAATCCTCTAACGCCCCAATGTGCTTTTGCGCGGGTTTGCCGCCTGCGTGCGCGTGTGCCATGTCCAGACAGAGCGCGGCGCGTTGTGCCAAGGTCAAGCGCTGCGTCTGCTCAAAGTAGAGGATGATTTGCCGCATGCTGTAATCGCCTAGCTCGCCCGCCCTGTGTCCTGCGGCAATCAAACGGGCAAAGACGCTGCCCCAGCGCTGCCCTGCATCTGCGCCTTGGCCGCTGCCGTCGCTTGCAGGCACAGCACGGCAGAGCCAATTAAAAAAGGGGCGTTGATATTCCACCAGAGCAAAAGCAGTTGCTGGCCTTCTTGCTGGGGCAGGTTTTCAACAAACGCCACATCGCAACCTGCCGCAACGGCGACCAGTTCAATCAGCCGCTCGTGCTGCTTGGCGAATACGCTAATCACGGTGGACAGTTCCGGCATGGCCTCGCCCTCAATCAGGCCGCTTATCGCCGTGATTAAGGGTTGCAGCTGGTCGTTCAGTTGCAGGCTCTCTTTGAACGAATATTCGCGGATGGTCAGCGTTTTACCGCCGACGGTTAATTGCCGTTCGGGGAATAAAATAGCGAGGTCATCGCCTGCCCTCTCCCCCGCCCCCTCTCCCGCAGGCGGGCGAGGGGAGTTAATCCCTGCACTGGCCTTGTTCCCCTCGCCCACTTGTGGGAGCAACTGTGTTCGAGGTCAAGTCATTTTTAGATTTTCTCCCTGTGGATAAGTATCTGACCAAGGGACTTTGGATTTA